CAAAACAAAATGAATGAACTTTATTGGATTGAAAGGCTAGATGCTGTAAATGTAACTTTTGTAATTATACTTATAGTTGCACTTGTATGGTTGGTTTATGTATTTATCGAATCGAATGTCGAATCTTATAGTGAAAAAGAATGTATCGACAAAGGGATATATAAAGCGAAAAAAGTATCCTATGTTATTATTGCAATTTCTCTTTTAATATTGATTTTTACCCCTACAACAAAAGAGATGTATCGCATTATAGGTATTGGAGAAACGATAAACTATTTGCGTCAAAACGAAGCATCAAAGGAATTGCCGGATAAATGTATCAAAGCGCTTGATCTTTTTTTGGATAAGATTACAGGAGATAATAAAGAAACGAATAGTAATAACACAACACGATAATGACACATTGGAAAACTCAATTTAATTATGACTACCTAGGCGCTTACAGCCTACCGGATGGGAAAGATATAATTCTCACCATACGGGAAACGAAAAAAGAACAGGTAGTCGGTACATCTGGAAAGAAAGAAGAATGTTTCGTCGCTTATTTTTTCGAGAATGTAAAACCGATGATTCTCAACCGGACGAACTGCAAGACTATGACGAAGCTATTTAAAAATCCGAATTTTGAAGAATGGGTAAACAAGCAAATTCAAATCGGTTCGGTAATGGTTGACGCTTTCGGCGAAAAGGTTGATTCGCTCCGTATTCGTCCATTCATTCCGAAAGTAGAAAACTCATTGCCTACGGTTGAAACCGGATCGGCAATCTGGAAAAATATCCTCGACGGTCTGGCGGGCGGTTTTACGGTCGCGCAAGTCCAGACGAAATATAAACTAACTAAAGAACAAATCAAAGAATTAGTAGCACATGAAATCAAGTGAACAAAAAGAAATCGAATGGAAGGAAAAGAGACGGGGCAAAATAACCGCCTCTACGCTTCCCGATCTGATGAAAGCGGGCAAAGGTTGTCCCTTTGGCAAAGCCGCGTTAGACGCGATGTATTTAGTACGGTACGAGCGTAGAACCGGGACGATGCGAGAAAACGGAAGTAACAAGGCGTTTGATTGGGGACATGAAAACGAACCGCTAGCGGTCGAATGGGTACGAAGCCAGTTAATGAACGAGATCAAGTCGTGTACAACCGATTTTAAGGACATTGTTTTCAATGAACCGTTTGAAGGATTCGGAGATTCACCGGATTTCTATGTGTACGGATTTGACGGGAAAGTTATCGCTCTGGGTGAGATCAAGTGCCCGATGTCGCAAGGAAAGATCGAATCGCTGCAGTTCGGAAATACCATCGACGAAAAAGACGAATATTATTGGCAATTCCTCGGACACTTTTTAGGTCGCCCGGACGTAGACAAATTGTATTACGTCATTTATGACGGCTATACAAATGAAGGTCGAATACTTGAAATGAATCGAGCCGATCACGCGGATAATATAAAGAAACTCTATGATCGAATCCGGTTGGCTAGCGAGATGATAGACGAATCTATCCGTTCCGGTCTGGACTTGCTTGATTGTGTCGATAAGGCAAAAGAGGTTTTAAAATTAAAGATGCAGATCGAGGCGTTAAAGCCGGAAGCAAAAAACAGTGTTCCGGTTAAGAATCAGATTTATAAGATACGGAAGGAATTAAAGAAACTGACGAAGAAAGTACCGTCACAACACTAACACAACACGATTAATCACATTTTTATAAACACTTTAATAAACACGAAATTATGAGTAGTAAGAACAAAGAAGAAATTTTAGATTGCATTCCTCTTTTGCATCCTTATTCTATGGATGAAATTTATACTATGCTAAAAAGACATGGGTGTAAAATTTCACATGAAGAAACTTATAATCTTGTTGAAAAAAATCTATATAAAATCAGAGATAAATATGTTAGAATGACAGAATATCGCTCATTTGGTAATTCTACATCTATAGAAAATATTAAAATGTCCAATGGATGCCTAACGTGTACGCTGACAGAGGTTAGCACATTAGAACAAAAGATTGTAGACAAAATAAAATTCGCAGAGAAATATAATATTCCTTATGAGGGTTTGATCGAATTAATTAAAGAAATGAATTTATTATGAACACTTGGTTTTTATGTAAAATCCGTTACGAGAAGGTAATGGAGAACGGGATGCAAAAGAAGGTAACTGAACCGTATTTAGTCGATGCACTAAGTTTTACCGAAGCAGAAGCGCGAATAATCGAAGAAGTAACGCCGTTTATCTCCGGTGAGTTCACAGTGTCCGACATTTCCCGCGCACATTATAGCGAGATATTTACGAGCGAAGAGGATTCCGCCGATAAATGGTTTGCCGGGCGACTCGCTTTCACTACGCTTGATGAGAAAAGCGGCAAGGAGAAACGGACTTATACAAATGTACTTATACAAGCCGCAGACATTCACGACGCAATGAAGAAACTCGACGAAGGTATGAAAGGAACGATGGCGGATTATTCTTCGATCTTGCTTAAAGAAACGGCGATTGTAGATGTTTATCCGTATGAAGTTAAACAGGAAAACTACGAATTTAAACACGACAAGTAACAGCGCGCCGGGTGAAAGTCCCGGCAATCGGATAAGTGGCGGAATTGGAAACGCCTAATTATGTAAGGTTGATCGCCAGACATTCTGTTTAACGGTGCGGCTCTTGAAGTATCATTCCCGGTTCGAATCCGGGCTTATCCACTATTCACAAACCAATTAAAATGACATGACAAAGTATAACAATGTAAAGATAGACGGATACGACTCTAAAAAGGAGTATCGACGCGCTAAGGAGTTGAAACTACTCGAAAAGAAGGGAATTATAACCGGACTTCAAGAACAAGTTAAATTCGAGCTTATTTCGCCTCAATGTCATTTCTACGAAGTGCAAGGAGCGTGGAAGATGCTACGCAAAAAGGAACTGATCGAACGAGGCGTTTACTATATTGCCGATTTCGTCTATTATCGAAATGGTGAGTATATCGTCGAAGATACTAAAGGAGTTCGGACAAAGGAGTATATAATCAAACGTAAGCTCATGCTTTACATTCATGGAATTAAAATAAAGGAGGTATAAGAATGGCAAAGAAAACATCACAAAAGCAAGTAAAACACGATTGTCGAACGTGTCGCAATGGAGGAAGAGAGAATAATTTTATTTGCTATTGTTCCGTTCTGAAAGTGGGACGGGCGATCGGGATAAGGATT